TATTCCAGCGCGTCAAGGCTGTCTATGTTGGTCGATCCGTTATCAAGCCGCACATCGTCCGTGGTTTTCTTTGCGTCGTAGTGTGCGTCCTTGAGCGCGTCTATCAGTTTCGGGCAGTTCCGAGAAACCTTAAACCGGTTCGATGCCATGAGCCGATTATAGAATCGGATTCTGTCATTGATCGGGCCTTTGAGCGCGTTGTTGATCGATATCGACAATCCTGCCGTCAACGCTGCCGAACGCAACCCCGCTATCAATGTTTGCTCCGCGCTGTCCGCGTAGACCTGGTAGACCTCGTATCCAAACTTGGTCTTGATGCCGCGAATGAACGCAACAAACGCTTGTTCGAGTTCATGCGGGTCTAGCTTTTTGCTGGTCAGGTTGTTGTGATAATACTCGTCCAGTGCGATCACCTGCGCGTAATCGGACGTGATTCCAACTGCTTGAAAAGCATGACCAGAGCCAGACCCGCCGAAGTCAACACCGACAATCACCATTGAGATATCTGGTAGTTGCCGCTTGCAAATGCGTTCTGCAAAATCGCGTTCGCATCCGTCACGCTTGATAATATCACTAACCGTTAAAATGTCAATGATATAGCGTTCTGGTGTATCAGCGAAAAGCGGATAACATAGCCCCTCTGCAACGCACCGCTCGCCGAGGATATCGCGGCGATACCAAACGGAATTTGGATCATACTGGGCGAGAATCTCCGTCCTGCGTTCTTCGCCAACGGACAGGTTGTCTGCAATGGTGAAATGCTCGTAAACGTAACCTGGCATCGATCCTTTATACTTGTCGATGTAATCCGTATAGATTCGGTGCTGCGGGCTGCAAGGGTTCAAGTCCCAGAGCGTGAGCGGTCGCTCCGCTGCCAGTTGTCGACCGAACGCAACCTTCACAAACGATTCTTTGCTGTCGTCGCTGTCGTAATGCTCGTTTGCTTCGGTCGCAATCCAGAGGCCGTAGGAGTTGCCGAGAATGCGCTTGTAGCTGTTCGACATTCCACCGCCGACGAAGATCACAATTTTCTCGCCGGTCTGCGTGGTGATGAAAAGCGCGTCGTTGTCGAGGTGCTTTCCCCACCGACAGCGGCCCCGGAATAAATGTGCCAGTCCGTAACCGTTGCACTCTCCGATGTTCAGCTTAGCGTTTCCGAGCGTGGAACCGGACGCAAGGTGAAACTTGTCTTTGCAGATTTCCAAGTACATCGCCGCAATGATGCAGTTGTCGATTGTCTTGCCGGCACGAATCGCGCCTTCTGCAACCATCATGCGGGCATGCTTCCACGACTTGATATATCCGCGGTGCTTTTTGCTGAATGGCTGCCAGATAATTTGTTGGGTTTTAATCATCGTCGTCGATATTCAGCATTTCGGCAAGCGCTCCGAGGTTCTCCACATCAACCGAAATATCATAAGATTGTTTTGTGTCTTTCTGGTCAAGATGCTGCTTTCCGAGCCAAATAAGCATGGTTGCGTTTCCGCTTTCAGCGGTTGCCATTTGCGCTCGTCTTAGCGATATCTTGCCCAATCCGCGCTTTTGTTTGAATACTTCCGCAAATTTTAACTCATAAATTCGTTCGCACCAACGGTCAATAGTATCAGCAGAGCAATCAAAAAACGCTGCAATTTCCTCTTGCGTACACTGTAAACCGCATAGCTTCTCAAACTCTTTAATATCGATTTCTTTTCTAGGTCTCCCAGCGGGCATAAAAACACCCCCAAACAAATAGTCATTGATACTATGACTATATCATTTGCGGGCGCTTTAGTCAAATAATCGTTTGCCGCTACAAAACTCCCACGAATAGAGAACATCGCGGCTGTGTTTTTCCCGATCTTTGATCGGTCGCTGTGATGGTATTATATCATGTTTTCGGAATTGATTCAACGGTTATCTGTTTCAAACGCCATGTAATCTTCATTGTACGAAAAACGCTTTGTGCTACCGTCTGCGCGGTTGCTGTGCGGCTCGACCGTTCCATATCGTTTCGCAAGTTCACGCTGTGCTGCATACGCTCTCGGTGTGCCGTTGCCGTTCTTGCGCTTCTCCAGTGCGATGGCGTAAAGCTGTTCGTCAGTTTCGGCGGTTAGGCCCAGCTGCTTACTCACTCCGCGCCATCCTTTCCAAGCAGCTCCGCGAGGCCGTATGCCTTTCCTTCTTCTAGTTCATTTGCGATTTGATTCGGCAACACGCACGAATAACTTGCGCAAAAACCCGATGTTGTCAGCGAAAAGTCCACGCACGCGGTTCCTCCCCTGCGCTTTACCCAACGCGCGCCGATCTCGTACCACCCGTGCCAGAACGCCATCTGTGCCTCGTTGAATCGCGTGGGGTCGGTTAAGTCCCAATCTTCTGGCGGCAGACAGCTTTTCGTCCGAATTTGATTGCATATTCCGTAATATTCGCACGGTTCTCCTCCGATCGTTTCACAACAGCGCCCTCTGAAGCTGCACTCATCCTGCATCTCGCCCAGTGTAATATCCCGTCGCTTCATTCTGCGCCTCCGTCCTGCTCTAATTGGTTTCCGATAGCGTCCCAACCGATGCGCCGCTTTCTTGCAAATAACTCGATTTTTGTTGCGTCCGGAAACATGTCCTCAATCATCGCAAATCCGCATTCTGGTTTCGTGCTATGCGTTGTCGATGGCTCTCGCAACACAGTCATATATTTTCCTCTTGTTTCTTGTCTGGGCATAAGCATGTTCCCCTTTTTGTAAAACCAAAGAAGATACTCATGTGAAAATCGCACTGTGAACGCTGGCGCTACCCCATTGCATTTGTCCCATATAAACCGAGCGTGAAGCGTGTACCCCAGTGATCGCATCATTACTTCTGTCTCATACAGATACTTGTCAATCGTCCACATGAAAACATTGTGCTTTTCTGCTGCGGATTCAAAGTACGGTTTGTGGAAGTCTGCTATTTCATCAATACGCATCGTTGAATAATCAAGTTCTTTGTCTTGATTCGGTCTGCACTTGCGGACGTTCCCCTTTTTCTGATTCCACGGCGGGTCAGTGTAAATTATTCCATATGACTTCATGCGCCCTCTCCTTCCTGCGGCAGTCCGCGCATCTCCCATTTGCTTTTATCTCGATTTGTGCATCTTTTCCATATAGCTCAATCGCCAGCTTTAGTAGATTATCTTTATCCATCGCTTTTTTCTCCCTTCCCCGTATCGGCGGCGGCTAGTGCGTCTTGTTCGCGTTGCCATTTGATCTCGTCGTCAAGCTCGTACCAGTTTGAGTAATTCTCCGGCGTTAGCGTTCCATAACAGCTATTGCACTTCCACTGGTCTTTTCTCCAGTGACATGTTTTACAGTCGAGCTTCGGAATGATCGCCTCATGGTTGCGCTCTGCTTCTGCGAGTTCTCGGAGGCGTGGGAGTTCAATCCCGAACGTGATATTTCCGCGCTCCTCGTCATCCTTGCGCTTATCGTCAAGCATCGCATTGGCAACCGCTACGATATCGCGCTTTTCCTTCCTCGTAAATCCGTCACTCACCGCTCCCGCTCCTTTCCATGTGCGCCCCGCATTCAGGGCAGTAGCTCGACGGAAAACTCACAATCGTGTCGCAAACCGAACACACGATCACGGGTATTTCAAACTCTTCCTCGAAAAGCTCTGACCGCTCGGTGATGGTTTTCTGTACCCACTCTCCCCGCACGACAGGCTCAACGTCTGCGGCGGGAATGGATTCAATTTCACCGGCATAAACCACGCGTTGGTCGCTTCCGTAATTACCTTCTGGCGAAATAACAACGACTTTCCCTAATACAGCTTCTCGTTTGATGTACTCGCTCACTTGGTCGCCCTCCACGCTCTGTCAAAATCTTTACATGCCGCTTCTGGACTTTCACCGCACCCGGCAACACCAGTAGGAAGATCACCATAGATGCACAACCATGCGTTTCCATCCCGCGCTATCGTCGGACGCATTGTTACGTGCGGTTCAGATATATCGTGTAGATACTGCTGGTATGCTTGCGCCATTTGCGCAGACCAATACTCGTTTACTGACGATTCGTTCATTTCCCATTACCTTCCTTTGCAATCCGTTTCGCTTCACGACGCGCCCAGCGGTTCATCCACGCGTCATCACGGCGCATTTGCCTCGCTTGCCACCGCGCTTCTTTGTTCCAGTTCTCCGCACATTCTTTCTGCGTTTCGCCATAAACCGTTGCAGGAGAATTCCCACAGTCAAGATTCACGCAGGAACAAGCGTACTTACCTTTTCCGTCGTTGAATCCCCACTCTGCCAGAATAGGCTCTTTCTTGCACCCCGGGCACTTCTCAACCTTCATCTGTGTCCTCTCCTTCCGTGTACGGGCTGTTAAGAAATTCGATAAAGCATTGCCAACATGTTAAATCTGGACAACTTTCTTTTTCCAGCGCGGTTGAGCATCTCTTTGATATAATCACAGCAACGTCCGCCTTTTCCTCGACCGTCATCTGGTTGATGCGCTCGTTCCACGTTAACGGTGTAGGCGTGGACGGCTTCTCCGCGCTCTCCGTCTCCGCGATCTGAGCGAGGGCTAGGTCGATGTTCACGGTAATCATCCGTTTCCATCCGCGCACGTCATCAACCCAAATTCCATATTCAGCGAACCCCGCTTGCTTTGCGTTTATCAGCTCGCCCTTGTCGGCGGTTGTCAGTCCGTTATATCGTTCGATCTCACTCATGGTTGACCTCCGCTCCCCCACAACAGTTCCGCAATCTCAACCTTTTTCAACAGCTCGTTCACATCTTTTTTGGCATAGGTAAGCGAATGGGAGTGCAATCTCTCTATCGTTCCATCTTTCAGCCCTTGATGGTAAGCATCCGCCTTTTCCAGTTGCTCCTTGAAATATTCAAGGCTTTCTGGCATGGCAAGCGTGATTTCGTTGGCCTTGGTCTCC